CAGTTAACAAATGGTGCAGGTTATATTACATCAGCAGATGGTGGAAATGCACAGACTTTAGACGGTATTAATAGCACAAGTTTTGCAAGGTCTGATGCAGGAACTACATATACTAACTATGCTAACAAACAACAATTCTATTCAAATACAAATCTAGCTTCAAGCTCAGGAAGTCAGGCAGGTCTAGAGTGTTTCTCTAGTGGTTCGGGTAATGATGCATTTATGACTTTCCATGTTGGTGGAGATTTTGCTTGTTACTTTGGATTAGACGGTGGAACAAATAAACTATCCGTTGGTGGTTGGTCAATGGGAGCAAACTCTTATGAGATTTATCACGCAGGAAATAAACCTTCACTAGCAACTCTTGGATTTACAGGAGCTTCAAATGCTAACTATATTACTAATAATAACCAGTTAACAAATGGTGCTGGTTATTTAACAAGTTCCTCTGGACTAAATGGTAGTAATATTACAAGTGGAACTGTTCCTGCAGCAAGATTACCTACTCAAAGTAAATATTTAAGAAGTAATACTTCTGATACAATGACTGCTGGTACACTAAGTTTTCATACTGACAATGTGCAAGCTCCAACATCTTCAAATGCAACTACAGGAGCAAGATTAAATTTATATCCTTTAGGCAGCGGTAGAGACTATACAATAGGTATAGAAAACTCTCATATGTGGTTTAATACTGATGGAGGATACAAGTTTTATCGAGATGGTAGTGCTTTTATGCATTTAGATAGTAGTAGCAATTTAACTATAACAGGTAATATCACTGCTTATGGGTCAGTATCAGATATCAAAACAAAAGAAAATATAGAAATAATTGGAAATGCATTAGAAAAAGTAAAAACACTAGATGGAATAACATTTAATTATAAAGATAATCCTGAAGAAAGAATGACTGGTGTTATAGCGCAACAAGTTAAAGAAGTTTTACCAGAAGCAATATATGAGCATGACAAAATAGATGGAGAACAAACTTATGCTGTTCGTTATGGACAGATGGTAGGATTATTAATAGAGGCAATAAAAGAACAACAAGACCAAATAGATGAACTCAAAGAAAAATTGGAGAATAAATAGTGGCAATAAGTGGAGTAGGACAACAAAAATCATTCGCAGACCTACAAACTGAATTTGGAGGCTCTCACCCTATAACTATGGGTGAGTATGCTTCTTTTAGAGTATCAGGCTCTGGAAACACTATTGATATGGACGACTTTGCAGGTGCTACAGCTAATGCTTTTCCTGGATCTGGCGAAGATAGTTGGTTTCAAACAAGTGGAATCGCACAAGATGCTCCGCCTAATCAATGGGGATATCCTACCGTATCTAATGCTAGTTATGCACAGGCTGGTTGTAATGTAGGGTTTCAAAATGACCAAACAAACGATAGAATTGCAATGAGATGGACTACTTTTACTTCAGCAGCCGCTTCTTCTTATAGTTATGCATATGTAGGTTATGATGGTTTTGCAACAAATACATTTTATGCAAAATGCGTTTATTCAGCTTCATCAAGTGGATTTGTTGGAAGTGTTGAAAACCCCGCTTCTTACTCTCCAGCATCAAATACTTATACCGCAATAAGTACTTCTACTTATAGTCCTATATGGCAATGGTCAGCAACGGTATCTAGTGGAAGTGGAACAAGAAGTATAACAAGTTCTACACACCCTGATTGGACAGTTGCTTCAGATAGTAGTGGAACAAATGCAATATCTGGAACAGCTAGAGCACTAAGTGTATCAGCTACTCGTGGTACTCAAGGGCCAGGTGGCGGTGGTGGTGGCGGATTTATCTGTGTTCATGAAGATATGTTAGTTTCTACTGCAAATGGAAAAATGAAGATAGACGATATAATTGCTACTGCACCTCCTAAAATTTGGGGATATAATAAAGAAACAAATCAAAAAGAGTTAGGAGACGTTTTAGAGATAAAAGTAGTAGAGCATGATAATTTATATAAGATAAATGATATAATACTTACTGAAGACCATGCAATATATGATGAAAACTATGGACTACTTTCTGTAAATCCAACAAAAACAAAAGAAAATTATGGAAAAGACGCTACTGAAATTAAGGTAGGGGATAAAGTAAGAAAAGAAGACGAAAGTCTAGAAACTGTAAACTCAATAGAAGCCTATTCTGGCACTCATAGAACTTATACTATAAAAACATCATTTGATAATTTTTACGCAGATAGTTACTTGGTCGATTCCGAGATATAAAAAAAGGGGCTTAAGCCCCTTTCTTTTTGCCTATTCTACAGGCGGTACATCTTCAGAATCTACATCTTCAACAAGCTCTTTCAACTTAGCAGTCAGAGATTCCTGACTTGCCTGTAATTGGAGTCCTGTTAATTGATTATTTTGAATTTGTGTACCAACACTTTGTAGTGCTGCTACTACCATTCTTGCATCATCAGATAGATTCTCAATAAGATATTTTTTATCATCAAGAACTAAGACTGGTTCGTCATTAGTTACTTGAGGTTGATTATTTTCTGTCGACATAATTTCTCCTATTTAAATATATCTTGCCAATTTCCTTGTGTACTAGCCTTAGCATACTCGGTAGCACGGTTTTCAAAAAAGTTGGTATGCTCAACCGCATTTACTTGCATATCAATCCAAGGCAATGGATTTTCACTACTGTTAAATATGTTTTTCATTCCGAGACCCAAAAGTCGTCTATCTGCAATATAACGAATATACTCTTTTACTTCTTTTGCTGTCAAATCAGGTATGTCCGCTTTATCAAAACAAACATCTATAAATTTATCTTCTAATTCAACAACGCGCTCGGCTGCGCAATATATTTCATATTTTAGTTTATCTGTCCATATATCTGGATTTTCTGCAATAAAAGTTCTAAATAATTTAGACAATCCTTCTACATGAAGGGACTCGTCTCTTATTGACCATGTGACAATCTGCCCCATACCCTTCATTAAGTTATGTCTAGGATAGTTCAATAGTATAGCAAAACTACTAAATAATTGAACACCTTCGGTAAATCCACTGTAAACTGCCATTGTTTTTGCAATCTCATGTGGACTATTCATGTTAAAATCTGTTAGATAGTCATGTTTTTCTGACATCGCTTGTATATCAAAAAATTCTTGGTACATATCATCTGATTTACCCAAACTTTCTAATAGTAAAGAATATGCTTCTTGATGGACTGCTTCCATCGCTGCATAACTTACTAACATCATTCTGATTTCAGGTTGTTTAAATGTTGGTAAATAATGCTTGGCATATCCACAACATACATCAACATCTGCCTGAGTAAAGAACTTAAATATGTTATCTAACAAAAGTCTGTTATCGGGACTTAACTTTTCCCGATAGTCTTTTATATCGTCTTGTAAAGGCACCTCATCTGGTAGCCAATGCATTTGCTGTTGTCTTTTATAAAACTCAAATGCCCAAGGGTATATAAAAGGTTTGTAATATTCTCTTTCTTCTAATAATTGACTCATAATTATCCTTCACAACTTAGACAATCTTGTTGTTCAAAGATTATCTCCCTTTTAATTTTATTTGAAACATTATCTGCACGAGATATTGCCTCACTTCTTAAATAATATAAAGTTTTCATATTTTTAGCCCATGCTAACATATGAATATTATGTAGTTCTCCCTTGTTTACATCAGGTGGGAAGAAGAGATTAACACTCTGCGACTGACAAATAAATTCTTGTCTTTGTGCCGCATGTTCTATTACCCAAGACTGGTTTATTTCAACAGCAGTCTTAAATACTTCTTTTTCTTCTTCGCTTAAGAATTCAAGATGTTGAACACTTCCTTTATTTGTAACTATACTTTTCCAAGTGCTTTCAGTATTTTGCTCATACTTTTCTAACAATTCTTCTAAGAATTTATTTTTCTGTAAGTATGACCCACTCTTCGTTTTTTGCGTATATGCATTAGCACGAAAAGGTTCTATACTTGGACTTGTATTTCCACAAATAATAGAACTACTTGCGTTTGGAGCAATTGCCAGTAAATGTGTATTTCTTACTGAGCAAGAATCATCATCTGGACAAGCTCCTCTTTCTACCGCAAGTTGTTCCGTTGTATTTTGTGCTTGAGATTTTATACTATCGAACATTTCATAATTAATAGCACTTGCAAGTGGACTCTCAAAAGAGATACCATTTTTCTGCAAGTACGCATGAAATCCCATTGCTCCTAAACCTAGACTTCTTTCACGCAAAGCACTAAACTTTGCTCTTTCTAGTTGTGGTGGAGCATTTTTTATAAAAGACTCTAGCACATTGTCGAGCATACGAATTAAATCTGGTATGAAAGCAGGTACTTTCTTCCATTCATCATAATACTCTAAATTTACACTCGATAAACAGCAAACTGCTGTTCTCTCATCATTCGTCGCAAGTGTGATTTCAGAACAAAGATTACTGTGGTGTACACGCAATCCTTTATTTTTCTGAAACTGTGGTAAGTCTGCATTTACCGCATCTTCAAACATTAAATATGGTTCTCCAGTTTCCATACGATTCTGGAGTAATTTTACCCATAATGTTCTTGCACTTACAACTTTCTTTATTTCACCGCTATGGGGATCAATTAGCTCCCAAGAGTCATCAAAGCCTGGCTCTTTGGTTGCTTTATGTATGATTTCCATAAATTTATCTGGTATTACTACGCCATGGTGTAGATTGAGACACTTACGGTTTGTATCTCCACCAGTTGGTTTTCTCATATCGAGAAACTCCTCTACTTCAGGGTGGCTCATGTGTAGATAAGCAGCATAACTTCCTCTACGAGTTACACCCTGACTGAACGCCAACATCTCAGCGTCTACCACTTTTACAAATGGCATAACACCTGTGGATTCAGAACCCTTTGATGTTTTTGTTCCTTGTGCACGAACATCACTCCAACTGCCACCAATTCCTCCACCAAAAGATGAAAGATAGGCATTTTCTGTGTAATGTCCTGTTATTCCTTCTCTACTGTCATCTACATAATTGAGAAAACAAGAGATTGGGAGACCCCGCTGAGTCCCTCCATTGGAGAGAACTGGAGTCGCAAACATAAACCATAAATTACTAGCATAATCATATAGTCTTTGTGCGTGTGCTTCATCATCTGCAAATGCTTGTGCAGCACGAGCAAATCCTTCTTGAGGACTTACTTCGTCACCCACAAGATATCTATCTTGCAAAGTTTTATGACTAAACTCAGTTAAGAGTTTATCTTTTCTGTAGTCTATATTTATCATAATATTTTTCCTAAAGTATTTTTAATTACTTCTTTGTTTTCTTCTCCGATAGCATCTTCACAGTATGTTACTAAATCCATAAGTTCAACATTTGTCAGAAGTTGTTCTGCATTTTCATTGACCGCTTGGATATATTTATACCTTCCTTCTAGTGGACAAGCATCGTAGATGTCGAAAACTGTTCCATATTGTTCCATTAATTGTACTGCGCGTTTTGGACCAACACCAGGTACTCCTGGTACATTGTCCCCTTTATCGCCAGTTAGACATTTGAAAGTAATATAATCTTCAATTTCAAAGTCATAGTGTTCGTCCCAGTTGTGTACTGTTGTTTCTTTTCTAGTAACTGTACTAAATCTAGACACTTTATCGCTAATAAGTAAATCCCAGTCTTTATCTGACGATATTAACCAACATTCATCATAATCGATATTTTGTGTTATGTATGCAGCTATGTCATCGGCTTCAACTCCTCTAAAATGAAATACTGGGTACTTTTCTTTTATTAAAGTTAGAGTATCTTGAAACTCTGCCATAAACATCTCAAACTCTTTTGCTTCTTGCTCAGTTTGGTCTGCGAATCTTTCTTTTCTGTTTGCCTTGTATTCTGGAAATATCTCTTTTCGATAACTACTACCACCATCAGCACATACTATAATTGTACCTGCTTTGTACGACTTGGCTAGACTTTCTATTGTTCGTATGTAGTCATACTTAAAATCTAATATATTTTGGTGTTTCCATCGAAAAGCTACATTTAGTCCATCAACTATCAGCAAGTTCCCAATCGGAGCTGGGCTCCCAAGGTTTGCAATCGTAGTCGCCATTTGTAAATACTATCTCCTCTTTTTCGAGCCAGTGTTCTGCGATTAGTATATATGCACCTAGCCACGCAATATGCATATAACGCAATGTATTCTTTGGTTTTCGAACTGTTACTGCAAAAAACTTTCCGTAGTTTTCTCTAAATATCAGTAACGGCTCTTGTTTCATTTCTTGTGATTGTCTACATAGTTTACTCCACCATTTATAAAGATTATTAGTCTTTGAGGTGTATATTTTTGAGTTAAATCCGCTATCCTTGTAGAATTTAACTTCTATGCAAAATAAATTATGTTTACCAGGTACTCTAATATCTCCTTTTATTTTTCCACTACCAGAACCTGGTACTTGTTCCCATCTCTCTTCTGTCATTCGACCAAGTAGAGACATAACTTGTTGTTCTCCTCTGTTTCCTTTTTGTCGTGAGTTAACCATTAAATCCTTTATCTATTAGCCAAAAGGCCATTAACATAGAGCCAAATACAAATACCTGTACAAAAGCCATAAAAGCTACTAAGGGTATCTGTATTTTGCCCCACCAATTTAATTCTTTTTCTTGCCACTCGTCCCACTCTTCAGCTGTTGCGTCTTCTGTTTTATTCAACTGCAACTCCAACTGTTGGGGATAGCGGTTTTCTTTGTAATTTTCTTCTCTTTTCCAAGGGTCTGTCATTTCATAGTTTCTTCAATAAACTCTGATAATGTTTGTATATCATTATCTGATAACATACCTGCTTGTGCCCACATTGTAGAACTCATATTTCCTATGGTTTCCCTATTTTGATAGGCATATAATCTTTGAGATATATACTCTGCATTTTGTCCTGCTAGTTTAGGAAAAGCACCCATGCCTTGTCCTTCTTGTCCATGACATGCTGCACAACCTGCCCATAATCCTCTTATTGACGAGAATGGGTCTGCCGCCGCAGCTTCTGCTTGTTTCGCCATCTGTTCACTAAGCGTACCATGAACTCGTAGATACTCCTCATAACACTCTCCTGTACAAGCATGAGCCCTAGAATAACCTTTGTATTCTAAATTTTGATAAGTGTATGTTATAAGTGAAAACATCACTACTACTATTGATAAAATGTATAATCTCATGCTTCTCTATCTATATCCCATCTAACTATGTTCTTGCCTTGTTTTGAAGGTCTGTTTTGCCAGAACTTCCAAGACTCTGCTTGTTGTCTCCATTCTAATAACCATGGAGCATTTTCTCTTTCCGCATCTTTAAATACGGCATTTGTAAATATAACTGGTATTAAGACTGCAAAGTGTACGAATATACTTGTTACTGTTTTATACCCTAACCACCCCATATAATAGGTTGCTAGAAATCCAAAATATACACTCCACATAGTAAATAATACCAATGTAAAATATGCTTGTAAGCTGGGATCGGGAACATATTTTAATGGATTATATCTATTATCCATTACTAGTCTCCAACACTCAACTATCCACATAATAACTCTTCTGTGTAATGCTGGTTTATTCATTTAAATAACTCATTTCTCCTTCTTTTACCACTTCTATTTTTTCAAGAAGTGGGTGTGTCCAACCATGAGATACTATATATGTATTTAAATTATCTTCTTTTAATAATATCTCTACCAATCTTTCTTTACCAAGTTCATCAAGAACATTGGTAACTTCGTCTAAAAATAAAATGTTGATTTGAGACTTTGATATACTACTCATCAACTTACGAATTGCAAGAAGTGTAGCAGTATTAACTCTTGCGAGTTCTCCTGCACTTAGAGCAAGAATATCTACTGATTTACCATTGTCTTCAATAACAACATTTAATTTATCATTCAGAACTACAAACTCTAAACTAAATCTACCATCACTAAGTTCTGCTAGATATTCGTTTGTTAGTTCTTCTAAGTCTTTAACTAGATTCTCTATTTTATATGCAAGTAGTCCATTTGTACTAAATGCTTTTTTCAGTATTTCTATACTTGAGAATTTATCTTGTATCTTATCTAGTTCTTCTGTAAGCTCCTCAAATTCTCTCTCAAAATCGTTTATTTGTTCTTTTATAAGTTCTATACGAGTATTGTTTCTTTCTACTGTATTATTAAAATCGATTGCGTGTCTTAACTCTCTTTCATATTCGTCTTTTTCATCTTGCAATTCCTCTATTCTAGTTTTCAGTAAGTCTGCATTAGGAATATCACTTGTTAGGTTTTGGTCAATACTTCTGTAGATTTCTTCCCATCTTCGTATTCCTTCCTTAGCTTCTTCGTGTATGCTATTGCTCTCTTGCGCCTCTGCAAGTTTCTCCTTATCTTTTTTCGAAAACTCCTCACAACCTATCTTCCTCTCTTTATGCTCGACTATTTGACCTTTTATGAATTCGACATCAATATCTTCTCCACAAGTAGGACACACATGGTCTTCTGTTTCTAATAAATTTTGATACTTGTCAATCATGTTTTGTTCAAACATCATTTCTGATTTCCAACTACCAAGGCCTCTAAGATAGGGTGCTGTATCAATCATTTCAGGATACTCATTTAATAATCTTCTAAACTCATGAATATCAATGTCTTGTAACTCCTTTCTGTAATGATTGTTTTGATTAATTTTTTTGATATTTTCGGAGATATTTTCAAACTCTATTTGTAACTGCCGTAAAGTTTTTCCATCTTCTTCCGAATATTTTGGTAAATCCATTTTTGATAATAGTGTCGTATCTTCTAATTTATTGTCTTTTAACCATTTTTCAATAGTTGCAATTTTCCCATCTACTCTTGATATGTCTGACCCAACGGTTCTAGATAGGTCACGAAATAGTTCAAAGTAAGATACATACTTATCTAACTGTAATAAATCAATCAAAAATTTCTTACGGTTTGTGTCGGTAGCCGTAAGAAACTGTAAACTTGCATTGGTGTTTTGGTACACGATTTGTGAAAATGTTTTAAAATCGATACCAATTATTTCTTCTACTGTTTTATAGGTATTTGTAGCTGTATGACTTGAAATATCCTCACCGTTTTTAAGTAATTTACATTTAATACTTGCACGACGAGATACATCAATATGGTACTGGTCTTCGTTTACGGAGAAGTCCAGACTTATATCATAACCATTATTTACTTGCCTATTGGCTATGTCAGCTTTTTTGATACCTTTGGAATTTTTATTGAAAAGAACTTCCTCCAAAATTAGAGGTATAGAAGACTTACCAGCACCATTCGTGCCGATTAACTGTGTCAATGTGTTCTTTTGCAAATCTATGACATTATCACTGCCATACGAAAAGCAATTATTCCATGTTAGCTTTTCGAGAGTTATCACTAAATACTCCTATAATTTTTTTAACTTTTGTTTCGTCTAATTCTAATATATACGATAGATATTCTCCTAATTCTTCTTCTATCGTCATCTCTTTGTCCAATATGAGAGTGGCTTCTGTCTTTCTCTTAATTACCTTTTTGTCCAGTAGGTCAGAATTTTTGACCCCGCTCAAGTCTGATACATCACCCTCTACTTCATATATAGTGTGGTGCCACTCTGTTTGTACCATTTCTTCTGTACTTGATACTGTTTTTCTTAATAGTTGTGGTAAATCAAATTCATGCCATGTCCAAGACCAATCATCATCTATCAATAGATAACCAGTCTTTACTACATTTCTATGAAATGATGTTGTCATAGGACTGCCAGGATATACTATGTTTCGTTGAGTATTCTCGTGAGCATGTAAATCTCCTGCAAAAACAGTCTTAAATTTATCAAATCTTTCTAAATCTACTTCTGGCGTCACATGAGGTGGTATTTCTCCTCTCACATGAGTAAATAGATAATCTACATCATCTATATCTTCTATACTGTTTTTTCTGTGTAAGTCAGCATAGGGTAGAATCGCCCAATCATGAAGATAAAAAGTTTCTGTTATAACTTTTACTTTTGGATTGAGTTCTTCTGTTACTCTTTTTAAATTTGTAAAAAATGTTTTGTGCTTTCTTGTAGCTTCATGGTTACCATCAAATATAATAGTATCCACAGTAACACCTTTTACAAAGTCAAAGTAGAGTGTTAACTCGTCCATAGAAGGGACTCGATCAAACAAGTCCCCACCTATGATATGCAGGTTGACATCTTTTTCTAATTCATAAATCTTTTCAAAAAACAATTTATAACGGGTGCAAGCCCATGCGATAGGAACATTCTTTTGTCCTAACTTAATATGCCAATCTGCAGTAAATAAAATCATGCTACGAAATCATCTCCTGGATTCCATTCACACCCAGTTAACCCTCCAGCTTTTAATGCTTGTAGAGTTCTTAATATTTCGTTTGCATTTCTCCCTGTGTTGAGAGCATTAATTGATAAATGCTGTATAACTCCTTCAGGGTCAACTATATAAGTTGCTCTGTAAGGTACTCCTTCATCTTCGTTAACTATTCCCAGTTCTTCTGCTAACACATTATTACAATCTGCTAGAAGAGGGTGGGTTGTTCCATATAAATCCGTGTGGTCACCTTGTTCACATTTCCAGTTCCATTTACAATATTCGTTGTCTGGACTTATGCCATAAACTTCATCAGTTTCAGACATTAAGTTATCCATGCCTACTATTTCAGTAGGACAAATAAATGTAAAATCTTTTGGATAAAAGTAAATTACTGACCAATCCTTGAGTTGCCAACTTTTCACGGTAATGAAATCGTGGTCTGCGTCAGGCCAATCTTCTTTGAGATTGCTCTGATTACCACTAACTCCTGTAAGTTCAAACTCAGGAAATTTATCTCCTACACCAATCATTAGATGTCAAACTCCTCATTTATGCTTTCATCAGCGTCAGAGTTTGAAGAACCTGCTCTGATTCTATCAAGTAATTCTTTCTGTGCGTCTGGGGTAGGTCTAGCTAAGACTTCGTCCATTGACTTGAGGTCAGCGATGAGTTCCATCTCTTGCTCATTCAATTCTCTTGGTTTACACTTAAGAGGTTGTAATTGATACTCTACATTGTAAGCCATAGGCCCAGTCTTTACTCTTTTGAAGTAAACGTCCCAACCTGTTTTAGGGTCTGCTGGGTCTCCTAAATCTTCTGCCGCTAGTAAGATTTGCTCAAGTAATTTTTTCTTGAGATTTAGTACTTTAATCTTTCCACCGTGTATGCATTGTATTGCATAAGACCAAGTACATTTTTGATCTGGGTAATATTCTCTAACCCAGTCTTTTTCTATATTAGTAAATGCTTCCTTCTCTCTATCGAATGATAGACACTCGAAAGGAACATTCTTATCGTTTTCGCCTTTTAGCCAGTAGACATATCTTGCACATACATCACCAACCATTCTGACTACATTGTCTCCTTCTACATAAGTATAAGATTCAATTTTTCCTTTTTGGGCTTCGCCCTTTAATTTATTAAATGTTAATGCCATTTTAGTTCCTTATTATCTGTGATTTCTTCAAATAAAAAATGGATTCTACCTTTTTCTACTCGTAGTAATCTGTTATTGGTTAATATCTCTTGCTTTCCAGTATAGAACAGCAAGTCTAGTGTGGTATCTTTTTTACTTTGATACTCAAAATAACTACGCAATGAAGCGATACCAGCATACTGCGCAATCTCAACATCTGAGTATCTATTTCTTTGAATAAGCAGTGCTTCAGGATTGAGTAAAAAGCTTTTACCATGAAAACTTTTAGTCCAATACTTAAAGCGCCTATCCTTTCTATTGATTGGAGGCTCTTTCTTATATGTCAGAATATAAAGGATAGAAACTATATCACCAACTTTTCCGTTGGTCTGAGTTCTTATCTTTTTCCAATCGTAGAATATCATTATATCAAAATATTGAGCATTTGTCAAGAACTGTTTTTCGAATGTTAAATCGTCTCAACTTCATAGCTTTGTTTCATATAGTAACCCAATCTTGCATTTGCCTGTCGTCTAGCAGTTTTACCTTCAAAGTGAATATCAACGATGGTAGGTTGAGGTTTACCCTCATAAATTCTTATTATACGACCAATCAACTGTGTAAGAAGGGGTTCGTTATTTATTGGAGTTGCTAAAATTATGCAACTCAAACAGTCTACAGATAGTCCCTCTGAAAAAATACTCTGTGTTCCACAAAGAATATCTTTATCATCAAATATCTGTTTAATCATAGCAGGTCTTTCTTCATGTGGTACTTGTCCAGTAACACATATAGAGTTATCTCCAATCAATCTATTACATTGTTTTAGAAAATCAACTCTATCAGATACTACTAATACTTTATGTCCTTGTGCAGCATACTTTGCAGCGAGTAGTGCTATCATATTTTGGTATTCCCAATTATAAGCAATCGCATTTATTCTTGCAGCCCAAGGTGTTTTTGCTCCATCTGGAAATCGTACTCCAGACTTTACAACATTTACTTTTGGTACTAAATAGTTTTCTTTGGGTGGCTTGTAAACATTCGTATTAAAATAGTCACGAAAGATGACATGCCTACCATCTTTTCTTTCCATCGTACCTGTAAGGCCTATTTTGTACCTTGCTTTACTTGCATCAACAATCCTAGTAAATGTAGGACTGGATACATGGTGCATTTCATCGAGAATAAGTGTGCCAAAAACATCACTAATCTCTTTCATTCTACGATATAGAGTTTGCACATTCCCTATAACAATCGGAGCATCTATTTCATACCTTCCGCTACCTATGATACCAGGTGTAATTCCAAAGACTTTTTGCACTTCTTTTTCCCACTGCGACCGTAACGATATTGTATGTGTTACTATCAATGTTTTCTGTTGAAGTTTATTTGCGATAGCTAACGCAGTAAATGTCTTTCCCCAACTGACCCAAGCGTTAATTATACAACTGTCATTAACATCATCATACACCGATTGTTGTGAAGGTCGTAAAGTAAACTTAAAGTCAAAAGGGTCTATTGTCGATATTTTTCGTTTATCGACTATTTCGTAATCTTCTGGTATCAAATCCGTCCTTCCGCTAGGTAAGGTAACTAAACCTTTTCTAACTATGCCCATGTTTTTTATTATGAAAGGCGGGTCTAACGGATTTCTTGGCGGTATTGCATATGTAAGTTCATCATCAAGTTTAGATTGCATAGTAGCATTTACTTCCATGAATATTCTATTACTCAATACTGCTTTCATATTTTGCGCCAAGTCTTTCTTTGTTTAGTTTCTGAAAATGAATATAATATAGAAGGTTGACTACCCATGTAAAGTATACTTGCATACCGCAGTCTAGCTTCGGGTGGTCGCTTTACAAAAAATGGAAAGGGAATATCTTTAACCCATATAAGAGTTGCAATATCCCGTTTCTCTACTTTGTCTATCTTATGACTAATCAAACTACAAGTTTTATTCTTTATCCAACGAAAATATTTACCATTACTATCTATGTAATTACTACCTTTATGATGAACAAAATCTTGAAATCCTTCTATCATCACTTTAAGTTTGTATAAATTTTTGTGTGGACTTTGTAATCTTCTTAATCCAAGAGTCTCCCCTTTCATATTCTTATCGTCTACTATCTCTGTATCACAGAATAGTAGTCCATCTCGTTCTTCTATTTCATCTGAGTGAAGAACATATACTGGCCACTTAATCTGTTCCAGCTTCATATTGTTTTGCAAATTTACCGAAGGAGTAATCCTCACCAATATCAAAGTCGCAACCTATTGGGCAACCTGGTATGGATAGTCCTCTATCTTTTTGCACATTTCTTTGCAGTATTTCTGAGTATTCTTCTACTGCACTTTCCTCTACTTCTGCAAGGATAGAGTCGTGAACAAGTGCAAAGATTTTAGCGGGAACTTTCTTTTCTTTAAGTTCTCGTTGGGCATCGACAGCACCAAGTAAATTAATATCTGATGCTACTGATTGAACGAGAGAGTTGATACCTGAACGAACTTCATGAGCAGCGATTGCTCTGTCAGTCGATTTTACATTTGGTAATCTTCTCTTTCTGCCAAAAAAGCTATATATGAAACCTTGCTTTTCAATAACTTTCTTACAATTATCTAACCATTTCTTTAACATAAAGAATTGTTTAAAGTAATCTTCAATCACTTCTTTAGCCTGACTTGTACTAAAGTAGGTGCCACTATCTTTGGTAACTTGTTCACTGATTTTCTTTGGGCCAGCTCCATACATTATTCCAAATGTAACAGCTTTTGCCATTTGTCTTTCTGTTGAATAATACTCAGCAACTTCGTCTACTTCACAGGGTAAATTAAATACTAGTTTCGCAATGTTTGAGTGAAAGTTTCCACCATCTTGGAACACCTGTTGAAGTGCTGTATCGTTTGCCAGTACGGCTGCACAATACACCTCTGCTGTTGTTAAGTCCATAGCAACAATTTTGTTACCTGGCTTAGCTCGTATGCAACCCTTCACGATAGGATTATCACGAGGTATCTGTTGCATATTCATTTTCCCACTAGATGAAAGACGACCAGATGTTGTTCCGTGCAGATTGAAACCTGTACGAAGTCTGCTATCCATATCTAATGCAGGAATAATTTTATCAAGATAAGTACTCTTGATTTTTACTTTCTGTCGAATATCGAGAACAAGCTGTGGAACGGCGTGTTCTTCGGCTAACTGCCCAAGAACTTCTGCATCAGTTGAGTCAGCTCCTGTGCCTGTTTTCTTTCCTGTTGGTTTTAACCCGATATAATCGAACAGAAGGGAACGAAGTTGCATTGTACTATTTGGGTTGAAGTCCTTACCTTGTGCTTTCTCAAACATCTGCACTTCTTTAAATTCATAAAGACTTTCTACTGCTTTATTAATATCTTCTTGCATCAGCACCGTAGACTTTTCTAATCGTTCCCTATCAAAAGGAACTCCATTACTCTCTACATCAAGAAGAAATTCTGTAGCAGGAAGAAGGATATTTCTATAAACATTATTCAGTTTATCATTCTCTTCAACTTTTGGTAAGAACTTCTGATAAATGAGAAAAGTACAAACTGCGTCCATTGCAGCGTAGTCTTTCATTACTTCATAAGGAATCATATCCCAGCTGAAGTCTTGTTTGAGTAGACCGTTACGCTTACGAAAAGATTCTATCCAATCGTACATAGGTTTCTCGTAATCTCCAAAAGGAGTAAATTTGAGAGCAAGTTGTTTTAGGCCGTGAGTGCCTGGATTCTCATTTAATGTATAATGCATTAGCATTGTGTCTTCAAATCTTGGAAACTTAAATCCAAACTGGTATCTAAAGAATGCAATATCAAACTTACTATTATGAAATACAACTTTCTTCTTATCAAAGAGTAGTTGCATTAAGTGTTCTGCTCTTTCATCAATACAGTCTGTAAGTATGTATGCTCCATGATTCTCTTTGTAAGCCATACTAATACCAATCATATGTCCATCACGAGGATAGAGACTAGTTGTTTCTGAGTCAAGTGCAATGAAATCATTATCATGATTTAGTGCATTATCTAAGAATACATATAAATCTCTACTATCTGTAATACCAAAACAATTTTCACTATCTAGTTTTTCTTGTTTTAGTTCACCAGAAATATACTTTACAATATTATCTCTAGACTCTATCCAAGTCTTTTTTGCTTCAGGTTTAAAAGTAAGCATGGCTGGATTAATTACTGGAAGAAACTTGTCTTCAACTATTCTACCTGTATATTCTGTTATAGAATTTATTTTAGTAAAATATTTTAAAGGCTCAGACCCCACTAATATTACCCAATCATACTTATCTAAGTCAATATTTATATCAACATCTCTTTTTAATACTTTTTTAACCTGTGGATTGGAGCAGAGAACAAAAGAATCGAACTGAATTTTATTTTCAAATAGTTCAAAAAATTTGTTTCTGCTTGGTTTACTTTCTATTAATGCTACTTTTTTCATATTATATATTATATCAAAATTTTAACCTCGTGTCAAGAATTATTTTTCTTTGTACAATGACTCCCTTAATTTTTGAACTGATGTCTCACTAAGGTCACCCGCATCTCCTAAGTCTGGCGGTATTCTTACATTGTAATATTTTAATTCTGTTTTATCACAAAGTTCTATTACTTTTTCTACTGCTCCTTGCCCAGCATCATCTGGGTCAAAGAAAATGTCTATTTGCTCAACTCCTCTCATTTTAAGAAGTTGAAGTTTATCTGTTGTTATATTCGATATTCCAAAACAACATAGAGCATTTGTTAGTCCTTTATCATGTAAATTAATCACATCATAAATACCTTCTACTAATAATACTCTACCTTTTATTGGTGAAACATTTGCAGGGAATATCGGTAATTTAACTCTTGGTGGGTGAAAGATATACTTAGGTTGTCCTGTTATATTCTTACCTAGTATTCTTCCATTAAATGCAACAATCTTTCCTGTAATATCTCTGATAGGAAAAACTATTCTATTTGTGAATGGGGAGTTTACACTCAAAAATGCCTCAAACTGTTTATATGTTTCAGGTTTTATATTTCTTTCGTTTCCTACATATGGCACTATATCTTTAGGCATAAGTAGTCCTACTGATTCTGACCTCTTTCGGTCTATTGTTTGTTTTACTTTTTCTCTTTTTATATCTAAATAATTACTAGGTTTATCAAATAATTTAAATATGTTTCCTTTATATCCACAAGAAAAACAATTAAATACTCCTGTAATTTTATCTATTCTCATACTTGGATTACTGTCATCATGCTCTGGATTTAAACACTGCACTACAAAATCAGCAGGAGACTGCTTAAACGGTATTTTTTCTTCTACTAATAATTCTTCTACTGTCATCTAATCCACTTTAATCCATGTAAATCTTTTATATCACTCCAAATAAACCATGCATAGTCTATTGAGTCTGTTCCTTTTCCTGTAAAGGAAGGTCTTTTACTTAATATTACTAGACCGTCTGGCGGATACATCTGCCAAAAATCATATCTAGCTTGTGCACCAAGAAAATTAATTCTTAATAGCATTATAACTGTTGGTGCCATTGTCATTGCGTGTTCTATAAATTCTTGCGCTAAACTAAACGGAGGATTAGTAATAACTAAATCATACTCTCCTTCATGTTTAAAAAAGTCTTTGTCCTTTTGTATTTCACACCAGTCTGTTTCTATTCCTTTATTTTCTAAGAAATTTACTATTCTACCATCTCCAGAGCCTGGCTCAAGAGCAGAGTTAAACTGACTCCAATCAACTGGTAGTTTTTCATAACACCATTCTGGTGTAGGGTAATAATCAAATTTATTTCTCATTCTTGGTATACTTTTCCTCTATCTAATATTAAGAATCCATTTAAGTGATCAAATTCATGTTGAATCACTCTTGCATCGAATCCTTTGAATTTTCTTTTTATTTCTTTACCTTCTAAATCTGTGTATTTTAATGTAATACTGTGAGCGCGTCTTACTCTTACATGCGCACCAGGGCAACTTAAACACCCTTCCCAATCTACTTTTGTATAACCACTTCTTTCTAGTATTGTTGGGTTTATAAAAACTTGTGGAGGACTGCCTGCTAAGAAAACTCTTATTGGGTGTCCTATTTGAATCGCTGAGATTCCTATACCATTATGCTCTTTCATGGTATCTTCCATATCTTTTAGTATCTTTGGGTCTACTTTTGAGACTTCTTTTGATACTTGTCTTAATATTTTTTCATCTGTTACTATCAATATCTAACTCCTTTGGTAATTCCTTACCACAATGAGGACATACTAATCGTAGTCCTAATAACTTTCTATAGATACAATCTTTAATGTATGAAATCGTCTCCATATTGTAACTCCATTTCTGCCTCGTAGATTGGTCTAAATTCTTCCAATGATGGAATTTTTACATAGACTTCACTACTTAAATTATATTCGTGTAATTTTCTTACATACAGTATGTATGCTGTTTGTAATTGTTTTTCTGTATATAGTATCATTTTTTAATTCCAAATACCTTTTGTTCTACTATTTCTTCTACTTCAGGTAGTTTATACCAAAGACTTGAATACATTGTTTCATTTCCATCTCCCCAGTCAACATGGTATCTTTTATAGCAAAAAATTCTATCTGAGAATATTCTAACATCTCCCAGTCCTGAATTATTTACTTGATATACTTTTTCTAATAATCTCATAAGTCTTGTGCCTCTTCACCTTCTGTGCCTAGTCCCATATCTTCTTTCATCTTTTCCTTTTCTGTTGGAGTTAATGCAGAAGCGGGACCAATCTTTAATGACTTCCAATTAACTTCACTTGAAAAACCTTTTACTTCATTATTTCTCATTTTGGTACAGTTAAATGTCATACACTGATCTTGCGGCTCCCATGTTTCAAGAGAGTAAGCTGCATCAGCTGCATCTAATATACCTTTTGCAAATCTAGCCTCTCCACTAGAATCTGTTTGATACGGAGCAAAAACTAAAGTTTCATACTCTTGCGCATAAGACTTTAGTTTTTTACTTATTTCTATCTGCTCCTGCCAGTCATATTGACTGTTTCGGCCTGGTGCATTGTGGCGACGAACTTGGTTTAGATAATCTACGATTACGATACCAATGTCTGTGCGACTAACCCTCTTATCGAGTTCGCTTTGAATTTTTGAGAGAGTGAGGGCTGGATCATAGATTACATCTAATTGCCTGTCTTCGTTCAAAGGATTTTTTGTTAACTTCCTATGGAAATCATCAAAATCTCTATGTGATTCATATTCTCTTAAAAGTTCGTCTCCACCCTGAAAACGATTTGCCCACCAACCAGCAACAAGATTCCACTCTTCTGTACTCATGACTTTATCACGAATATTAGTAAAAGTAACTCCTGTACTGATAGAGCACATTCTTTGTAAGATAGACCTACTATCCATTTCAATAGTGAAATAGAGAGCAGTTCTGCCTGAATCATAAACATTAACAGCAAGGTTACAAGAAGTCAATGACTTACCTGAACCTCGTCGTCCACCAACAAGCACTAGGTCTTTGGGTGAAAATTTGACGCTTGCGTCATAATCTGTATTTAGTCCTAAAGGTAAATACTTTGCTCTTTGTTCATCATCTTCAAAAAGTGTTATAGTTTGCATACTTTCTGAAGGTGGTGTTACATCTACCTTATCACTTACATTTAGAACTATTTCTTGTAGTTGTTCAATATTTTCTTCTGCACTAGCCATAGTAACAGTTTTATCCACATACTTATCAAGTTCATCTAATATTTCAGTTTGAGTGTATTCATTCTTGAGATAGTCGAGCAACATATCTGCGTCCACTTCAACTTCGATTGACTCAATAGCGGATAATTTTTCTTGAATGTTTTGGTCTCTTTGCCCAGCTTTTAGCTCAGCAAAGGTTGGGAGAGATTGATAATTGTCTACATGCTTTTCCAAGATGTTAAAAATCCCTCGGTACTCATTTGGTAAATAAATTTCTTTTACCTGAGACCAAGTATCTAAATCTTGTTGTATAACTACTTGTTTTAGTAACGCACTCGCAATATTCATAATCTCTCTCAAAAAAAGGGGTGGATTGCCCACCCCTGCTAAATATTGCTAGTTAGCCTATTTCTTTTCTAGCTGCACCATTGTAATCAGCACATTGTAGACCTCTTCTGGTCAACATTGTTTTGACGCCTCTTACAGTTTTGCCAATGTTATCAGCAATTTCTTGTACAGTCATGTCAGAAATATCAAGGTCAGCTAAGACATCAGCTTTGCTTGAACCTTTTGTGTGTTCTTGCTTAGGAATAGCATTGATATCACCACTTCTAAGTAATGAAAGAGCTTTACCTCTGATAGAGTTTACAGACTTTCCTAAAGATTCAGCGATAGCTTCTACAAAAGCGCCATCGTTAACCATAGAAATGAACTGCTCTTCTTCTTGAGGAGTATAAGTTCTAACACTTTCTGGCTTAGGAGCTGGTTTAACATGCTCAGTTAATTCCATAGAAAGAATTTTACCTTGAATTGATTTAGCTGAGAAGCTACCACCTTCAAAGTTTGATGCTATTTCAGCATAAGTATAAACTCCACTGTTATCTACAACGAAGTTTTGTAGGGTTGCTTCTTGCTCTTCTGAGAAAGACTTAGAAGCTGAAGCTGAAGCTAATTCAACATCAAAACCCATTTTTCTTAGCTTAGAAGAAACACTTCTTGTTGAAGTTTCTAATTCTTCAGCAGCATCTGCAACCATTGCCTGTGAAACAGGACTTGAATCACCGACGAAGTCCACTAGTTGCTGTGTTCTTTCGTCTGTCCATTTTGGTAATGCCATATTAATTTTCCTTAATTAATTGTTTAATGTTATCGTAAATTGTTATACCCATATCTTGGGCTTTATTTGTTTTTGCTGATTCTATACCACTTTCATTTAATAGAATCGTTACTTTACTTGTAAGATTATCTTTTGTCTCGAATCCATGACTTTGTAAAACTTTTTGAGCTGCTGCCTTTGTTGGATAGCTCTTTAGTTTACCTGTTATACAAACTACACCTTTCGTATAGCTGACTTCAGATATTCTCTCACAAGAGAAAGAGAAAGGTAAGTCATTGTACTCATTTAGATAAAATACTTCATCTAACCAGTTCGTAAGATTCGACGCCGCTTTAGGACCGAGACCACTATCTATACACTTTTCGTAGGTTATCTCTGATATATTTGAGACCTTCTTGGTCAATTTATTAGATGCGCTCCGCCCTATCAGCGGTATCGAAAAAGCTGGAAGGAGTGTAGTTAAGTCTGCTGATTTAGAGTTTTCTATTTCAGCAAACAACTTGACTCCTAACTTTTCCGAACCTAAAAGTTCAACGAGTTCACTTTCTGTGAAAGAGTAAACTTCATGATAGTCTTGTAAGTCTAACTTTTCTATTGTAGCCTTACCAAGTCCTTTGATTTTCAAAGTCTTGGCAAAGTGTTCAATTCTCTTTGATGACTTAGCAGGACAGTCTATGTTGCGACAAAATAATTGATCGTTTACAATATCTAACTCTGAATTACAAGCTGGACAATGTGTCGGTATAATTATTTCTTGCATAAAATCTGTCTCTCTTTCATTTTTATAATTATATTATACTAAAGATTTAACCATATGTCAAGAACTATTTTTTGGGAACTCCCGTAAAATAAGGGAAGAAATTTTGAAACACTCAGTATGCCCTCCAAATTTTTGTTGAGGTTTATAACTATCATGCTCAAACTTTTTGTGTAATTCCTGCTCTATCTTCCAGCAGTTGTAAATGGTGTCATGATAAGTTCTCTGGATTCGTAAATCATACCCTTTGAATCCACGACTTCTTTTAATCACATGACGCCAGTCTTTTCCACTAGCAATCCCTACTTTGATACATTCTCTTTCATATGTTCTTTGATTTACTAGAATTACTCCATACAAAACACCCTCTCTTTCTTTTTCATGAGGGTGATTATCGAAGTAAGTTTGATTATATACTCCACTCATGCAATAAGTAGTGGAGTAAAGTGTCTGATTAGACCTGATAAGAGAATAAATACTGCGATTGCATTTAGTATGATTAATGCTCGGTCTTTCCATAAAAGACCAACCCATAACCAACCTGAAACACCAATCAAAGATAAACAAAGGTCTATAAAAGGAAATCCTTGTGTTGACCTTACTGCAAAAGCGGCGATAAGAAAACTACTTGATATCCATTTTACATACCATGAAAGGTCTTGTTTTGGAGTAGCACTCTTAAATATTCTTTTGCTGTTCTCTATCTCTTTCTTTGAGTATTTCATTTAATTCTTCTATTCTCTCGTATAGTTTATATATTTGTTGTGTTTGTTCTGCTATTTGTTGTTTTAACATTTCTACTTCAGTCAATCCATTCTCCTATTTTATAAAATACATAAGGTATTACTACTACTGCTACAAAAAACATACTAATAAATGTGAACAGCTCGTAAATATCTGCGAAAGGTTCCATCATTAGTCTACTCTCCTTAGCACTTGTGGTATTATCTTTCCTGCTCTTATTACTTCTATCTTACAACCTATCTTTAGGTCAAGAGCTTCAATGATTGATTTATTGTGTAATGTTGCTTTTGATACCGTTGCTCCTTCTATGTCTATTGGGTCAAAGTGTGCTACAGGAGATACTGCTCCTGATTTACCCACTTGCCAAGATACACTTTGGAGTATAGTGACTACACCTTTTTCCTGTTGTTTGAGAGCAAAAGCTCCACGAGGGTGATGACTTGTATATCCGTAGTGGTCAAATTTATTATTATCCGCTATACGAAATACTGAGCCATCATTAGGAAATTGAGTGTAATCACTATCAATGGCAGTCTGGATTCCGAGATTTGAAACAAACCTCATGTCCGAGACATAGTTATCTGTTGGGTAAGGAGAGACTCCATGTGCTATAAAATGTAAGTCTCTCGTTTTAAATTCTGTGGAGTCTTTTAAACTAAGAGCTCCTGCTGCATAATTCCTTGAATTAGGAATTGTTTTAGGAGCTACTACTTCTCCTGATATTTGTAGCACTCCTTCATAATCTATTGTTTCTGGAACTAGATGTCTAATATTATGTGTTATGTCTAGTCCTTCTATTCCATCTCCTCGTGTTAAAGATTTTTGAAATTCTCCACCACCATAAAGTATGCTTATTGCTGCACCATCTAACTTTGCTGTGCAAACAGTGGCGTCACTGCCCCAATCTGGAGCAGTGTCGATACCACTAACTACTTTCTGGAGGGAAAATAATGGGAACATATGTTTGTATCTTCGTTCATACGAACTTTTATATCCGATACTCTCCTCTGTTGCCATATTCACGAGGTAATCGAAAATCTCATCACTCATAATGGGGTTGCCACTATAGTATGCTGTTTTTGCTCGCTTGATAAGATTTTCTAACATTTTTATATTATACTAAAAATT